TCTCGAAAGATGGGCGCGTCACGCAAGCGATGTAGTACAATCAAAGCACTCCTCCAGAGACTTGTAGTTTCTCTCCTCCAGACTGGCCCGGCTCATCACCGGGCCTTTTTTGTTGCTGGCCAGCGTAGCCGATACGCGACACTGTAGCGCCTACGCAACGCGCAATCTTTTTCTTACTTTTTTCTTGACACCGGGCCGCGCCATGCCTCATGATCGGAAGCGTGACGAAGCAACGACACGAAACAACTGATATCACGGTAAAGGGCATCGACCGCCGCGCATGGCTGGCGTTCAAGGCCAATTGTCGGCGCATGGGCTTGACCGTCAAGGGCGGCGTGGAGCAGGCTCTCCAGTCGTATACGGCGAAGTGGTCAACCGACGCGGGCGGTGCCAAGTGACCGAACTCAAGATCGAAAAGGGAATCGCGCCGCCAGTGACCGCTACCGAGTTGATTCGGTCAATGGAAGTTGGCGATTCCATTAAGTTCCCAACGTACAAACACATCCCGGGCAGTTTGATGACGAAGCTGAAGCCGCGCAAGTTTACGCAGCGACAAGAGACTGACGGGGTTCGTTTGTGGAGGATTGCATGAAGCGCCTAGCTCTCTCCCCAATCGAGCGGCAACGGCTAGCAGCGCTGCCCGCTGGTGCTCGCGTCAAAGTGAACTGCTACCAGTCGCGGCCCCTGCTCTATCGCGCGGTGGCCACCACTGGCAAGGGGCCGCTGGTGGTCATCAACAACAAAGTTGACACGCCGTCGCAGTGGCTGGCCAGCGCTCGCCGGGACTTTCCGCAGTTGAGCTATCAGGAGGCGCTGTGAAGAACCTGACGGACGTATCAAAGGAAGTGTGGCGCGCTGCTGACCCGCCGACTATCGAGCAAATTAACTGCGGATCGCTTCAGCGGATCGCCGCCGCTACCGAACTGATGGCCAAGCGGTATCAAGACCTGATCGATGAGCGCGACCGCTTTAAGAATTATGAACGTATTCGCACCAGCCAACGGGACGAACTGCAACGAACGGTGCGCGCGCTCAAAGGTGTGATTACGAAGTTTCGCAAAAAGGAGGCGAAATGACCGAAAACCAGTGGACCGTGATTTCGTTCTGCCTGCCGATGATTACGGTAGGCGTTTGGCTTGTTGCGTTTAAGCTTGACGATATTTTGCGCAAGCTGGATGCTGCATCGAAGGAGGGGAAATGAACCGCGTACGCTTTGCCCTGCTCTGGGCTACCGCTGGCGTGTTTGCGCTGGCCTTGACGCTGGCCGCTGGGCGCGCGCTGGCGGCTGATGCGCCTGCGCCGCGTCTGCCTGTGCCGTGGGAGTGCAAGATTTGCCCGCCTGGCCAGGTGCAGCGATGAGCCCCGCTATCCGCCGCGCACAGACGGCGCACGAGATTAGCGAGCATCGCACGGGCCTGAACGTCGGCACGCTGCTGTGGACCATCGCCAGTGCGTTGCTGCTGGCCAACATGCCCGCGATTGTGCGGGCGCTCTGGGGGCTGACGCGATGACGCTGATTCACCAGCCGTATTTCATCATGGACGGTCGCGCGCGGTTTGATGTGGACGCCGCAACGGTGCTGGCTATCGAAGACACGAAGCGGGAGGCGATAAAGACGTGCCGTTCCTTTGGCGGAGATGCCGTGGTGGTGTTTGAGGGCAAAGTGATTTGGAGAAACCAATGACGAACGACCAACTAGGCGCGTTTGTGGACTGGATGAAAAGCCAACGCCACGCAGATTTCGCAGTATGGACCTATCCAGCGGCAGATGGGTGGCGTGCACGATTTCAGGTAAGGGAACAGTTACCCAAGGTCACAGACGGCGCAACGCCACGCGAGGCCATCGCCGCGCTAGCCGCGCAGGTCATGCCGAAGCCTCAGTGCTGCCGGATTTGCACCCACTGGCGGTCGCATTGTGCTGGAGCGGCCAGCAATAGCGGCGATTGCGTACTGCCGCCAAGCTCTGACGCCTACACGGGGCGCGTATACATGCTTTCTCACCAGGGCACCCGATGCCCCGGCTTCCAGCGGAGGCCGGAATGATCCCCTCGCGTGCGCATGCCCGGTTGCTGGGCGCGGCATTTGTCAACGACACTGACAACCAGCTAGGCCACGGCTACGGCGTGCTGTTCCTGCGCACCCCTGCGGGGCTGGTGAACTACTGGAAGCTGACCGATGAGCAGCGGGCGGCGGTAGGTCTCGACGACGAGATTTTTGAGGCCATTCGGCAGGAAGGTTGGCTCATCCCGCAAACGGTTGAAGAGGTTCTCGCTGCCGAGAGGCAGCTTGCGAGCGAGCACATTGAAGTACCACATTACCTCGCAAAGCCTCCAGCACTTCGTGGCCAGCGGCCATTGAGTATTGTTAAACCCAGAGCATCGAGCTCCTTCGCCCAAGACACTCAGGAGAACCTCGCAAGAGCCGCCCGAAACGGAGTCAACCTTCCACCTGAAGTTGAGGAGCGAATGCGCTGATTCCCGAGGACTTCATGGTAGGGATGGACCCCGGCAAGGATTCCCGCACCGTGCGCGTCTGCGGGCGCTGCAATGCCGAGTTTGCGGGCGATGCGTGCCCGTGCGGGTTTGTGCCGGTGGTGCCCAATGCGTAGCCGCTGGCCGGAGTGGTGCTTTGTGGCGGCGGTAGGCGCATCGCTGGCATACTGGCTCAACCGTGCGCCGCTGGCCACCGTGTACGCGCTGCTGGGCATGTTGGCCGTGGGCGCGTGCGGATACGCGGTGTGGTGGATTTGGGCGAAGACGATTGAAGTGTGGAAGGAATGGAAGGAGATGCAGAATGGACAATGAAGCGATGGGGAAGTTTATCCGGCGGCTGTCGGAAAGCGAACTGCCCGAGGAAGAGTACCAGTGGAATTTGGTGGTCAAGCAACCGATTGCTAATGACAAGGTTGCGCAGGTAGCGCGATGGACCAAAACTGGCGATGAATGCTACCGGGGCAAGGGGCCTACCATTTGGGCCGCGCTGGAAGCCCTGGCCGCGAAGATGGAGGCGCAATGAGCGAGAAACCAGCAGCGGTATACGCGGCGATCTGCGCGGTCACTGCGGAAATGGCCCATGTCGGCATTGCCAAGGGCCGGAAAAATCAGCAGCAGGGTTACGCCTTCCGTGGCATTGATGACGTGTACGCGGCGCTATCGAGCGTGCTGGCCAAAGAGAAGCTGGCCATTGTGCCGTTTGTCGAGGAACGGGCGGTGGTGGAACGTGAGACAAAAAGCGGCGGCGCATTGTTCTATGTGACCGTGGCGGTACGGTTCGATCTGGTGTCAGCGGTTGACGGCTCCATGCACTCTGCCCGATGCTACGGCGAAGCGATGGACAGCGCCGACAAGGCCACCAACAAAGCGATGTCAGCGGCCTACAAGTACATGGCGCTTCAGACGTTCTGCATCCCCACTGAGGGAGACAACGACGCAGACGCGGCCACGCCTGAGCCAGCACCGACACGGCAGGAAGCGGCGGCTAACGCGCAAGCGGTGGGCAAGGCCAAGGTAGAATCGGAATTCTCGAAGATCGTCAAGACGCTGCAAGCGTTCAAGGCCGTCATTGGACCAGCCGAATACTATAAGGTGCTGGGTTCGCAAGGCGTCGAACACGCCAACGAGTTCAAGGACTACGCGCAAGCCCGCGATTGCTGGCGGGCACTGAAGGCAAAGGCCGATCAGATGGGGCCGAATACGCCAGCGTTTTGAAAGAAAGAGAGAACTGAATGCCAAACTTAAACAGCTACATTGTCGTAGGCCACGCGGGCCGAGATGCGGAGCTTCGCTACACGCAAGCGGGGAAGCCCGTGGTGAGCGTGTCTGTGGCTACCTCATACAAGCATGGCGACAAAGAAGAGACGACGTGGCATAACGTGACGTACTGGCCGCACGATGAGCACTTCGCAAACTACGCGGCCGCCATTGTCAAGGGTCAAACCGTGGTGGCCATCGGGCGGCTGGCGCGGCGGAAGTACGAGTCGAAGGGGATCGAGCGCGAATCGGTGGACCTGATCGCCAGCGTTCTTGCCACCGGGCCGACTGCGAAGGCTAGCGGGCCACCAGCGGCACGTCTAACAACGGCGGCTCCGGCCAATGAGTGGGACCAAACCGGGATCACTGACGACGACGTACCGTTTTAGGCTTTGCCGGGGCGGGTTTGAAGTGCCCGATGATCCACTAAGCGCGCTCCGGGTGGCCCCGGCGGACGGAGCGCAAAGAATGACACGGCGGTCAAGGTGCGGCGCACTGCGGACTGGATTGGCAGTGAAAGGCATGGAGTGGCGGTCTAGGTGTGGCCGGAAGTGGAAGGGCACCGCGAGGTGAGCACAGGCGGTCACGGTGTGGCATGGCGTGGCGCGGTAAGTTCTGGCGAGGCCGGGCGGTTGAGGAGTGGAACGGTTCGGCGTGAAAAGGCGGATCGAGGCAGTCGAGGCAATATCGGGATAGGCAGGGACCGGCGCGGTGAGTTGTGGCGGTTCAAGAAAGAGGAAGAGGATGAAGAAACTAGAGTCAAACGTGGTTATTGAAATCGAAGAGATCAAGACGGGCAGTGTCGAACTGTCTATCATTGGCAGGACTCCATTGCTGTTCAACGCGATGTCGGCTAAAGCTAAGCGGGAATTGCTATATCCTCGCAAGAAGACGAAAGCGGAGCGCGAATCGACAGTCAAGCATGACCCAATGGCCGAATTTGAAGATTCGGTGTATCGGATGACGGCCCGCGATCAGAAACCGGCGACGCTGCTGGCCATGCCGTCAACGGCATTGAAGGCGGCTATGACCGATGTGTGTACGCGCATCGCCAACACAACGGTAACCAAGGCAAAGGTTGGTACGCTTATCTGGGTGGTGGGCGACCGAATCCCGGTTTACGGAATTCCGCAACTGTCGATGATGGGCGTACGGTCCAGTGACATGGCCCGCACGCCAGACATCCGCACGCGGGCGATTGTGCCCAACTGGTGCCTAACGTTCGTGGTGGAGTTTGAATCGCAGCAGATGAACCCGCAAACACTGGCCAACCTTGCGGCCCATGCTGGTATCAAGATGGGCATCGGCGACGGCCGACAAGAAAAAGGCGCGCTGAACTACGGCAGCTTTTTGGTTTGCGACAAGGCCGACCAAGCGTTTCAAAGCATCGTGGCCACTGGCAGCTATGAAGCACAAGCGGCAGCGATGGCCAATCCGGGATTCTACGATGACGAATCGGCGGAGCTGTTTGACTGGTGGCAGGCATCAGTGAAGCAGTCCGGGCGTCAAGATCAGATTCGCAAGAGGGCCGCATGACGCAAGAAGCGCGATCCCGTTTGGCAGAGATGGAAAGCAAAGGCGAATTAACGCCTGAGCTTGTGGTGAAAGAGGCGAAGCGGCCCACGTCACCGCTTCACGGATTGTTCGAGTGGGACCTGAAGAAAGCCGCGTATCGGCATTGGATCGAGCAGGCGCGGACCATCATCCGGAGTCTGTCAGTGGTGGTCACCGAAGACACAATCACGGCGCGCGTCCCGTTGTATATTCGCGACCCTCGGACCGCTGAAGGGTACATGTCGATTCTCAGCGTCGGAAATTCTAAAGACATGGCGCGACAAGCTATCCTGTCGGAGTTCAAAGCGGTAAATGCCGCGCTTCAGCGGGCCAAGAATATCTCGGTTCAGCTTGGCATGGAACCGCTACTAGAGCGGCTCATCGCCGACACGTTGAACGCCAAGGACCAGATTGAGAAGGTAGCACTATGAGGCGCGCCGCGAGATGAGCGCTAAAGGTAGAATTGGGCTGCGTGAGATTCCTTTTGGATTCAATGATTGGGACGTGGAAACAGTTTGCATTTACTGCACTGGGCACATTGACCCCGTCAAGTTTTTGGAGATGGTCCGGTCCTTTTCCGCCTCAGACGCTCCCCGATTGAGCAAGCGCCAGCGGGCCGCGCGTGGCTTCTGCTGCTTGATTATGGCGGGTACTGGAAGAAGGGCCGCTGGTCATTGAGCCAAGAATGCTGGATTGATGAATTTGGGGACCGCATCACTGCCGAGATTACCCACTTCATGGAGATGCCAGCGCCGCCTATCGAGGAGAGATTATGAAGATTGGGAAAGGTTGTACCGAGGTGCGGCTGAAGCGCCGCATCGATGAGTTGGTGAAGGTGAACATCGAAAGCGATTTCATGTTTATTGCGGTGCAAGTGGTTGGCATGCCATCGATAGATGTATTCCATCTTCGCTCGCCTGATAAGCGGGGTCGGCCTGAATACGTTGCATTGCATGATGGCAGCTTGCACGTATTCCCCACGCCTCCATCCACTTCTCAATCGCCGCCGCAAGCCGCTGACGCTTTGCGCCCATATCGCGCTCAGCGTTGGCCAATCTCCGCGCATAGTCGGCCTTCAGCCAATCATCAGCCCAATCGGCAACCGGGTCTGGTATGTTGATGCGCTCCCACAGCTTCACAGCGTCAGTAATCGCCGTGCTGGGCTCTGGTGGCTCCTGCCACGCTTGCAGAGCCGCTACAACGCACGGCGGCAGCAGCGCAGACGGCACGCCCTTCCACTTGCTGGCCAGCAGCCTATCAAGAAAGGCAATTTCAGGCGAGGTCGATAGCTTGACCTTTGGCGTAGCTGGATCAGCCGCCACTACTCCGGCGATCCGCGCTTCGTCCTTGGCTTTCTGCTCAATCCGCCGCGCCCGCTGCTGGCATATCTTGCACGTTCCGCACTGGCACTTCTTTTTTTTGTGAGCTTTGTGCCACGCCTGCGCCGCACGCACGGCCTTTGGTTGCCCCGTGGCACGGTGTACAGCCAGCCGCTCCGGGTAGCTGCCGCCTATCGCGTCTGGATGCGTCATGAGGGCACCTCGTCAGCCTTCGCCATTTTGTACAGGATCGCTTGGGCCATGTCCAGACAAGTGACGGCATCCTTGATCTTCCCGTGGCGCAAATGAAGCGTAGCCCGCGCTATCAAATCTTCAGCCGCCTGTTTAGCTTTGTCCATCTGCTTTCTTCTCCTTCATGATGGCTTTGTATCGCCCGTAAGCGTCTGATTTTGGTTGAGTCTGGCCAAGTCCCTTGCACCAGTAATCGTTTCGAAGAAGCACCTTGCACATCCGACGCCATGAAGGTGCCCAGCACTTTGCCTCAAGTTCTGGCGGGGCCTCTTCGGGGATGGAAGTGTACCCGCGATCATGCCAGCCATGGATGAACTTCTTAAAGCGGTAGACGTAATGCTCTCTCGTCTTTTTCGGCATCGTCTGGAGTAGCAGATTGCAGAAGCTCTTCCATGTGTGGTTCGCTGGCTTCGTGATCTTGTTGTACCCGCTGATATTGCCGTTCTCTTCGACGTAGAGAGCGCCTGAGTTTGCTCCGTTCACCCGGACCACCAGCTTGAACCACGTCTGAGGCTCAAGAATGTGATAGAGCCATAGCCCCCGGCGTTGGTCATCTCCAAATGGTTGACAAAGGCGTTGCTGAGACAGAGGAACCCCGGCCATCTGCATTTTGTCGTAGATCGCGTTGTGTGGCTTCCAAGGGTACTTGGCGTGATAGGTCCAGATGTCGGTGGTGAGCCAATCATAAATAGGGTAGATGTTGTACGCCTGATCGGTGATCTTCGTGGTCCACCGATGGCCGTCTAGCATCAGGTCTTTTTTCTCCCAAGTGGCCACCGCGCAATATCGGTGAAGCGATTCTTGAGCGCGTATCCCGATGAATCCAGCCGTTCGCTTCCCCTTTCCGTACCACTTGGCAAACAAGACCACGAACTCCTCAAACTCCATTTCTGGCAGGGCAAACGGGTAATCGTCAATGCTCTTGTGGACCTTAGGCTTCTCCCGAATCCATAGATGCCGCTTTGTTTCATCCCAGCAGCACCAGCGTGGCTCGTAGTTCGTGACTGCGTTGCGTAGCAGCATCGGAACGCAAACCCAATGCGGGTCGATGTGGTCCTTGTACATCTCGAACATTTCTTCGACGTGCGCAACGGTCTCCGCATATTGCGCCTCAAAATCGATGTACATGACGGCCACGCGCTGATTGCGCTTGATCGCCTCATCCATGACGAGGTGAAGCATGACTGATGAATCCTTGCCGCCAGAGAACGCCACGAACACGCGCTCTACTGTGTCGAACGTAATCGATATCCGCTTGCGTGCAGCTTCCAGCACGTTGACATCTCGAAAGCATTTGATCGCCATTAGTAGATCACCGATTGACGGTCGCCGGAGTATGCTTCTTCCAGCGTCACTTCCTTCAGGCCATTGGCAACAAGCCAGCGATTGAGATACCGCAGCGCGAGCGCATTGGCTGCTTCCTGCTTGTCTGGCGGCAGCAAATTGAACCCACCGCGAAACGATGATGGAATTCCGAGAGCCAAGCATACAGACGCCTGCCCCAGCCACGCTATACGATTCATGGCCTTATTGGTGAGGTAATGCTCACACGAATTCTTCCATTGGCTGGTGACGCGCTCCAAGGCCGCGCCAAACACTTGATCGTCGGCCAAAAAGTCAGCATACTTTCGCTCTGCCTCTTCCTTGGTCATTCCGTTCAATGTGGTGGCGTAAAAGCCAGCCTTGAAGCATTCCCACTTTTCGTACGTGTGGAAAATTCGCTCTTCGTCGCTTGTGTTGACGGTGCGGAATTCTTTTGCATCCTCGCCATACTCGCTCACATCGTCGGTGATCCCTTTGAAATCGTCCTCCGTAATGTTGCCTTCCACGTCCCATGATGCGGAGAACTCGCGGTCGCTAAACATCTCAGCCAGCCCGGTAATCTGGCACAACCGGAGAATTTCGTCTTGATCCATGCCGAGATCACGCGCGATGCGTTCATCCGTCCAATTGCGGCGCTTCAACTCAATCACAATATCGGACATGGATTCAACCTTGTGCTTTCCGCGCGCCCGGTTGTGGCGAATGGTTGACGCCATGCGGTCTCCAAGCTCCTCGCGATCCTGCCGAATGACTGTGACGGGAAGATACCCAAGAGTCCGCTTGCGGACTACAGCAGATTCTTTGCCGATCCGGTTTCGGTGAAACCCATCGATCACTTCAAACTTGTCTTCGCGGGGCCAAGCCACGATTGGCTGAGTGTAGCCATCAGCTTCAATCGAGCGCTCCAAGAGCTTCATTTCTGGAGGCGCAACGCTGTTGGGGTTGTAGTCGTTGGCCTCAACCAAATCAGACTTAACCCAGATAACGCAATCAACAGGCTCAGCGCCAAACGGCGAATACTTTCGAAGGGCAATCTTGATCCGGTTTATAGCCTCAATTTTTGCCGCCTCTTCAAGGTTGGCCAGTGAGGAGAACGCTTTTTCGGCCTCACTCACGGGATCGCCGGAATCATCAAACATCAATCTCTCTTGTTGCATTCATCTCTCTCCTGATCTCCAGTAGTTCACTCTGCCAATCGCACCAGCCGACGCATAGCCCCCAGCCCTCGCCGGGGTCTGTTTCGTTGGCAATGCGCTCCAACTCCAGCCAACACCGTGCGATGTCGCTAACGTCGGCGCTTCGGTCTTCCATCAATCGTCTTCACCCGGCCCAGCGTCCGCGCCATGACCGCCATGAAGTCCAGTTGCTCCGGTGGCTTTGGCCGGACCTGCTCCATTGCGATTTCAGCGGCGCGCTGCTCGCTCACGCCCTCGATGGTGCAAATCGCCATTCGTTCCTCGTAGGCGTCGCGGTCTGCTTCGGTCAGCGTCATTCCGCCACCGTCCCGCTATCGATGCGTTTTAGGCCATGTTCTGCCTCGATGTGGCCCATTTCACAACTACAGGCCCGCGCGCATTTGTCTAAATCCGCGCCTGATGTCGCTCCGGGAAGAAATACCACCCCGGTATCGTGGCACAACTTGCAGCGCGACTCTGGGAGCGAGGAGCGGCCATTGAGGGCCGCCACCGCCCCAAGTTCATCAAGCCAGCGCTTCTGATTCAGCCACGTTGCCGGATACGGGATAAAGTCGCCCTTCCTTGCCAGCCCCGCATCAAGCGCCCGCTGCAACCCGGCCATGATCGGCTCCCATGCCGCCGCTGTTTTCGCGTTAGTCTTCGCCCAGCTCTCGCACTTGCCGCGCCCTACGCGTTTCGGGTACAGGGCCCAGAAAGCCTGAAAGCGAGAATCATGTGTCGATCGATCGGCGATAGCCGATTGATCAATAGTCTTTTGTTCTATCTTGTTATGTAATGTCCTATTATGTAGCGCATGCATCCCGCAGTCTGCCCGCACCTTCACCGCACCTTCGCCGCATGAATCCCGCACCTTTTCCGCACCCTTGCGCGTATCCTGTTGATTCCGTTCACCAGTGAAAGTGATCCACCCGATATCATCAGATGCAAGGCGTAGCAACGCTTCGATCACTGTAGATTCAGGGATACGTATCAAACGGGCGATTGATTTTTCAGTGTACGGCCCGGATGCCCCAGCGAGTACCCCCCTTTGAGGGCATCGCGCCGCCACTTCGAGCACAGCCACGAACACGCCAAAGTGAGCCGCGCCGTTCTCGTGATCCATGAGCGCCGCGTACCCTTCGCCGTCCAGCTTGATCGGCAGCGGTAGCCATTGCATCAGCTTCATCTCGCGGGTCCGGTTAACCTCGTAGTGCAGCGCCCAGTCTTTGATGCTGTAGAGCGCCGACAATTCTTTTTTCAACTCTTCCATGTTTCTCTCCTCTACTGCGGGGCGGCTTTGGGTTGCCGCCCCTTGTTCAGCCCCAGCGATCCTTCGCGTGTCTCAGGCGGGTTAGAGACTCCTAAAGACCCGTTTTACACGTCCCGGTCGCACGGCGGCTAAAGTCCTACAGCCTCCAACGCTTCCGCTACGGTGTTCACGATGAACACATTGCCGCGCCATGAAGCGTGGAATTCGGCCTCATCTTCCGTCAACGCCCTCTTGCTGGGTGACAGCGTGCCATCCTTAACTTCTAGCAGGTAGTTCCAGCCCTGCCTGCCCACGATCAAGTCAGGGAATCCCTGCCCTACCGCTGCCAGCGACCGCACGGAGCACCCGGCCTGCACCAGCGCCTTGACAATATCCGGCTGGTTGGCGTCGATCTTCGCGGCGCGCCTCATAGTATGACCTCTGTGACCTTGTAGCCGCCGCGATCCGTTTTCATCACGCCTTCATCGCATCCCCACTGCCGCCGCTCATGGGGCAACATCGGGCGAAACCGCGAGTGCTGGACATCTTCGAGCGTTAGCGCTTGGCGCGCTTCTAGTGGTCGCCACTGGCGCTCTGCCTCAAGCTGGTTGATGCGGGCTAGCAGCTTTTCGATTAGCGCTTGGTCGCGGTCGCGGCGCTGCTTGTTGAGCATGTCCGTGTATGCGGCGGCATCATCAAACTGCATTGGCCACCTCCGGCAGCTTGCACAGCGGCGGGCGGCCCCGCTTGCCGCGCGGCATCAGGCCGGCGCGTTTGCAGCAGTCGAAGGCGCGGCGTTTCGCCCGTGCCAGCGGGTTAGCGCCGCAGGGGCAGCGCTTCCCGGCAATGGCCGCTTCGATCTCATCGAGAGCGCGGCGGGCGGCGGCTATGGCTTTAGCGGTCATGGTGTTGCTCCTCATCGGTCGCAGATGCCACCACCCGGCGCGTATGCGCCACGATTCGCGCGGTGCTGGCGGCGATGTATGCCGCGCGTGTGTCCGCGTCTGCCAGCTTTGCCAGCCGCTCCTCGCGCGTTGGCAGCGCGGCCCCAACGAACGGCAGGCCAGCGTTAGCGCCGATGTCCCGGAGCCAGGCGCGGGCATCATTGACCCATGCGGGCTCCGGCGTGCCAGCGGCATCAATAGCGGCCTTGGTGCATTCCGGGCAGTGGCCCTCGCGCATCTTTGCGGCATCCCAGCCGCATTCGCACTCGCGACAATGGCCGTAGATCACGGCGTTTTTCTCATCCAGCACGACGCCGCCAACCTCATCGGCGTGGCGCTTGGCCCCGCTGATCGTGAAATGGCTCACCTGTGAGAATGACAAGTCGCCGGGGACATCGACGGTGTATGGCCCTTCCTCGGGATAGGGATCGTCGCCGCCGAAGTGGCGGTCAATGTCGGCTGGCGTGCATCCGGGCGGTAGGTTCCAGCTGCTGGGCGGCATCATTATGATTTCCTCCAATCGCTGTAGGCATCGCACAGTTCGCCAGCGGTGGCGGTGTCGGTGCAATTCTCGAAAACGTAATCCTTGACGGCTTCCGCATCAAGTCCACGCGACAGCGCGGCATGGGCGATGTTTTTCCAGTAGTAAAATAGGCTTCCGTGAGAGTTGCGCCGCAACCCCGGAGCATCGTCAATCAGCGAAACAGCGAGGCGGCTCATTGGGCCACCTCCTCAGCGTAGGCATCAGCGAACGCGGCGGGCATCTGAATTGGGAAGTACTTCCCGTCGATCGGTTCGGTGATCGCGTCAACCAACGTGTCATATTGCGCTGGCTTCTCGTGATACCAAAGCTGGGCGATGAAGTCCCAAGCGGTCAGCGCGTCAACGTACTCGCCGTGCGCGTCTAGGCTGGACTGTGCCGCCTCTTGCGCGGCCTGTTGCATGATATCTAGTTCCATAGTGCTCTCTCCTCTGCGGTGGCTACTGCTACGCCGTCAGCTCGCGGAATACCTCGGACAATTGGCCATTCGGCATAATCACATCGACCACGGCGCGATGGGTGCCCTTGGCCCCGCCACGCACGACGCGCTGATTGCTGCCCTTGCGGCGCATCACGTTGATCGGCGTACGGTCGCCGAGCTCCGGCGTGTACACGGCGGGCTCCCACTGGCTATCTCGTGAGCCGCTGAGCTTAATGAAGGCTTGTTGCTGGTTGGTCATCTCATCTCTCCTTTGGTGTCGGTCACCACCCTGTGTTCTATGTCTCAATTGTGCCGGAAAATATGCTGCGTGTCAAATTAAAAATGACGGCCAGCGAAAATAGTTTGACGCGGCGGCGGAATCGTGCAAAATGGAAGAGCGAAAGTGGTGCAAGTCCAGCGCGCTAGTGTGGCTGAGTCACGCGTGACGGCCACGCTGGCCACTGGCAGCGGATCGCGCAACGCCAGCCGATACGCTAAAGCCCGCAAGCCCCGGCGAGATGGCGAAAGCCTGAGCCGATCCGGCAATCCTGTAGCGAAAGCAGGGAGCTAGCAATACCAGCTAGGCGCGGTGAGGGAGGGATGGTAGAAGTGTGTTTGAAATTCAGGCCAGTGAGCCGCGAGTCAGCGGCGCATCACTGGCATAACCGCGTAGCGTCCGAGACCAGCCCGGCAGATGCTAAACTCACCACAGATGGAACTACTGTGGATTGCTGGCGTGTCGATTGTTTGCGCCTTCGCTGTGATCGGCAAGGTTGCCCATGCAGAGGTAAAGTTCTGGCGTGATTTTGAGCGCAATGTCGCAACCCTTGTCAAAGACCCAGAACGGTTATGGGGCAATAAATAGAAGAAACCCGTATGCGTCAGAAAGCAAAGCCTTCAACCGTCAAAGCTGCTGTGAATGCACAGGATGCGCTGAAACTGCGCATTAGCGGAATGGGATATGTGGCCATCGGGCAGACGCTCGGGATCGCTACATCGCACGCATACAACCTCGTGCTCGGTGAACTTCAGCGGTTGCGCGAAACGTCAGCGGAACTGGCGGAACACGTCCGCGATATCGAGATGCAACGCTTGGACGAACTACAGGCCGCGCACTGGCAGAAGGCGCTACAGGCTGACCCATCGTCAACGAATCAGGTGCTATCGATCATGGGCCGCCGCGCAAAGCTGCTGGGCATCGATGCGCCGGAGAAGATCGAAATGAGCGCGCCGCCTGACACTGAAGCGCTGATGGAGAAGCTGGCCGCTCGACTTGCTGATGAATCTGACGACGCTTCCGAAGAATCGCAGTAAAGACGCCATACGGCGCGCGCTGGCGGAAATGTCACCGCTGGAAATCCAGCAGCTTGCCTACGATTGGACGTTGTTCGCCAGACCTGGCCAACTGCCACCACCAGGCGATTGGACGTATTGGCTGGCACTCGCGGGCCGTGGTTGGGGCAAGACTCGCACGGGCGCGGAGTTCGTCAGGTGGGCACGGCGCAACGGAGCGAGGCGTATTGCACTGGTGGCACCGACAAAGGCCGATGCGCGCGAAACGATGGTCTTGGGCGAATCCGGCATCATGGCCGTGCATCCTCCTGATGATCGCCCTATCTACGCGGCCAGCCACGGTAAGCTCATCTGGAAGGATGGCTCCCGCGCGTGGCTCTACTCTGCTGAGGAGCCGGATCGGTTGCGCGGCCCCAACTTTGACGCGGCCTGGTGCGATGAGCTGGCGGCTTGGAAGAACGTACAGGATACGTGGGACATGCTGTCCTTTGGCCTTCGCAAAGGGAAGCCGCGATGCCTGATCTCAACCACTCCACGGCCTATCAAGCTGCTCACTGACCTGATGGCAAATGAAGCGGCGGTGATATCACGCGGCACCACCAAAGAGAATCGGCGCAACCTCGCACCGTCATTCTTCAGCCAGATCGTAAAACGGTACGAAGGGACCAGAATCGGCCGTCAGGAGCTTGACGGCGAAATTCTGATGGATACCGAAGGCGCGCTGTGGACATCGGCCATGATCGATGCCACGCGGTGCGGTATTACGCGGCCTGACCTGCGGCGTGTTGTGGTGGCGATTGACCCGGCAGTCACCAGCGGGGCGGATGCGGACGAAACCGGAATCATTGTTGCTGGCGTCGGCGTCGATGGCCTGGTGTACGTGCTGGCTGATCTCAGTTGCCGCCTACCGCCTGACGGCTGGGCAAACAGGGCGGTGAACGCCTTCGACTCATTCGGAGCCGATCGCATCATTGCTGAAGTGAACAACGGCGGCGACCTGGTAGAGCGCGTGATCCGCACGGTACGGCCTCAGATCGCCTACAGCGCGGTAAGGGCATCGCGGGGTAAGGTGCTGCGGGCTGAACCAGTCGCGGCGCTCTATGAGCAAAAGCGCGTCAAACACACGGTTCCGTTTAACGCGCTAGAATTGCAGATGATGGAGTTCACCTCCGATTACGATAAATCGCCGGACCGCCTTGACGCTCTCGTGTGGGCAATCACGGCGCTGGTGATCGACGCCGAACCGGAACTGAGGATCAGGAGCCTATGAACTGGAAGTTCTGGCAGACGACCGAAACGAAAGAATCGGCGGTGGCGCGCTCGCTGGTCACGCTGGGGCTGGGCTCTGCGGGCTGGTCGGACAATGCCGGGATTGCGTTAGCCCGAAATGGCTACATGCGCAACCCGGACGCTTACGCCTGCGTGAACCTGATTACTTCCAACCTCCGGCAGATTGATCCCATTCTCTACCGCGAGGGCGCGCGGGATCAGCACATTGACCTTCCGTATACTCACCCGGCCTATCGCCTGATCGAACGGCCCAACGAGCATCAGGACTGGTCAGCGTTCGTTGAAGCATTCGCGGCCAACCTGCTGATTTATGGCACGGCCTACATCGAAGCGGCCAGCGACACGCGCGGCGCGCCACGGTTCCTGTATGTGCTGCGCTCTGACCGGGTAACGATTAACACCAACCGCGACGGCTCCGTCAAGGATTACGACTATCAGGGGCCAGTGGCGCGGATCACGCTACCAGCTGAAAACGTCGGCCACGTGCGATTCTTCCACCCTGACGACGATTGGTACGGCTTCTCGCCGATGGCGGCGGCTATGGCCGTGATCGATCAGGAGAACGACGCGCACGAACTTAATAAGCGGGTATTGAAGAATCAGGGGCGTTTGTCTGGTGGCCTGTTCACGGAGCGCTCGCTGACTGCTGACCAGTTCAACCAACTGAAGACAAGCCTGAATGAAACATTCAGCGGCCCCAACTACGGCAAGCCGGGATTGTTTGAGGGCGGCTTCAAGTGGCAGGAGATGGGACTGTCTCCGTCAGCGCTGGGCATGTGGGACGGACTGAAGATTCACAAGCGCACTATCGCGGCGATCTTCCACGTTCCACCGGAACTGATCGGCGATACCGACTCCAAGACGTTCAGCAACTTCAGGGAAGCGCGTAAGGGCCTGTACACGGAAGCGGTTATCCCGCTGCTCACGCTGATCACGGGATTCCTGAATCACTGGCTGATGCCGCGATTCGGCGCTGGAATCTCCATCGGGTTCGACAAGGACAAGATTGACGCGCTGGCAGAGGACCGCGAGAGCGCGTATCGGCGCGTTAGCGATCTCTACGCGGTGGGATTGCTGACGCGGGAACAGGCGCTAGATGAGCTGGGCTACGGAGTGCCCACTGGCGGAACCTACATCACTGACGCGGCGGCGGTGGCAAAGTCTGATGAAGAGATTGTCTGGAAATCGTTTGATGATCGGCGGCGGCGCTTTGAACTTCAGGCGCGGCGGGCGATTGAAGATGCGTTTGCCCGCGAGCGGGAGTTGGTCATTGCGGCGGCGGCGAATGGCAATAGCGCGGCCATCGATCAGGCGGTGAAGTCTAATGAACCCGCATGGGCTGAGGTGTATCGCTCCATCGTTATGCGGGTGGCCAGCGACTTTGCGACGGAAACCACCAACGACCTCAAGGCGCAGGACGGCCGCTTCGAGACGAAAGCCGTTTCTGACGTGTGGCTGGCAGCGGTGCTTCAATGGGTACGCGATACCACGGCGGAAAAGGTAGAAGGTATCGGCGACTACACGCGCGAACTGCTGAAGACCGACATCACGCGGGCGCTGCTCGAAGGTGCCAGTACGTTCAACCTTCAGCGCGTCATCGCGGCGTCCTATGCCGGGTTCACGGACTACCGGGCCGAACGCATCGCGCGAACGGAAGTGGTAGCGGCGTCCAATCTGGGAAGCGTGGCGGCGGCTCAGGCCACCGGGCTAGAGCTGCGTAAGAAGTGGCTGGCCACGCCTGACCCACGGCTCAGGGATTCGCACCGGGCCGTGAATGGGCAGGTGCGCGGGCTGAAGGAAGCGTTTAGCGTTTCCGGCTCGCGGCTGATGTTCCCCGGCGATTCGAGCATGGGCGCGGCGGCGGCTCAGACGATCAACTGCCGCTGTACGCAGACCTATGAGGTGGTAGAGTAAGGACATGCAGACCATCGGCTTTGAGTTCAAGGCTGACTCGATCAGCGATGCTGGCATCTTCGAGGGCTACGCCGCAACGTACGATCTCGATAAGCAGTACGACGTGATCGAGCGCGGCGCGTTTGCAGAGACGATCTCCAAGGGCGTCGATTGGCCGATTCTCTGGCAGCACCAGCGGCAAGAGCCTATCGGCGTCAACATGGCGGCGGCTGAGGACTCGCGTGGGCTGGCCATCAAGGGGCAATTGAACCTTGAAGTACAGCGGGGCCGCGAGGCGTTTTCGCTGATGAAGCAGGGCGCGCTGAAGGCGCTGTCTATCGGTTTTTCACTGGGGCCGAATGATGCGAAGTTCGACGAATCGGGTAGCTACCCGGTACGCCGCATCAGCAAGCTACAGATGTTTGAGTATTCTCCGGTCACGTTTCCGGCCAACGACCGCGCATTGATTCAGCGCGTCAAGGCCAATGAGGAACTGACGGAGCGAGAGTTTGAAGAGTTCCTGCGGGATGCTGGATTCTCACGCACAAAGGCAAAGGCTATCGTCTCACGGGGATACCGTGGGATTCAGCGGGAGGCTGATGATAGCGCTGTAATGGCCACGCTCGCGGCGGTAATCGCCATCGAGAAGGCGCGTCTGAATGTCACTGCCTAAGGAGGCAACCCAATGGAATCCACTGCGATTTTGCAGGAATTCAAGCAACTGATCGTTGATCAGAATGCAAATATCAACCGGATGATGGATGAAAAGCTCAAGAACGGCGCACCGTCGCCGGAACTGAGCGAAAAGGCCGAACGGCTGGAAAAGCGCGTTGCGGAGATTTTGGAACAGAAGGCCGCCAGCGAAGCCAAGGCCGCGCAAGCGGAAAGCCGCATCAGCGATCTTGAAGCCAAGCTGGCGCGCGGTTCCCGCGATGAGCAGCAGACCAAGGACGCGCTGGGCGATGCGCTGAAGGCCAACGCCGAAGCGATTCGAAACGTGGCAGAGCGCAAGGCTTCCCGCGCGTTCTTCACCATCGAAACCAAGGACGTCACCACCCCGGCGGCGGCTTCGCAGTCCATCACCAACCGTAACGCGGAGTTTGGGCGCGGCCCCATCGACCTCTCGCTATACGGCATGGTGGAAGGGCTGATTGCCCAACGGCCCATCGACACGGGCGGCGCGACCATCATCCGTCAGGGCACGTTCACGAATAACGCCAACGTGCAGACGGAAGGCAGCGCTAAGGGCGAGTCCGACATCGCCTACACCCAGGTGAACTTCCCGGTCCAGACCATTGCGCACTTCATCCAAGTGTCGCAACAGGCGATGGAAGACTTGGAAGGCATGCGGTTTGAAGTCGAGAATCGCTTGCTGTCTGGCTTGGCTGTGGCCAAGGAAAACCAGATCCTCAACGGCTCGGGCACCGCGCCGAACCTGCAAGGGCTGATCCCCGGTGCGACTGCTTACAGCACCGCGCTGACGGTTTCCGGCGACAATCAGATGGACCGCATCCGCCGCGCCATTTTGCAGACGATCAACGCGCAGTACTTGCCGTCTGGCATTGTGATCTCTCCCACGGCATGGGCGCAGATGGAAACGCTGAAGTCCAGCGCGGGCGGGTACTTCATCGGCAACCCGAACGGCACTCAGGCCGGTATGCGGCTCTGGGGCCTTCCTGTGGCTACCACACTCCGGTTGCTGGGCACTGGCTCCCCGGTGGTCGATAACTGGCTGGTGGGCGCGTTCTCCTCGCATGTGGTTCACCGCGTGCGTCAGGGGATCTCCATCGCCATGTCGAGCGAGGATGCGACCAACTTCCAAGCCAACTTGGTCACCATCCGCGGGGAAATGCGCATGGCTCAGGTGATCTACCAGCCGGGCGCGTTCTTCACGGGCACCTACGCCTAAGCAGTAACGCCAATCGGGGCCGGGTTCGCTCGGCCCCTTGGTTCCATTATGAACTGGCTATTCTGTCGCATCTTCGGGCACAGGCCGCACGTATCGCGGCTGTTTTGCTGTCGATGCCATGAAGCCTACCCGATGCCCTATCCACCAGCACCGCGAGAATGGCCGAAGCCACCATGTACGAACAGATCACGCTAGTTACTGATGCGGCGGCGGTTCCGGTCGAACTGTACGAGTTCAAGGACTACGCGCGCGCGGCTGGGTTCAGCGCTCACGATTCAATCCTTCAGGTGGCCTTAAATGGGGCACTAAATCAGGCGGAAGAGCGGGCGCGACGTTTCTTTGTGGATCGGGTGATTGATGTCACCTTCAGCGCGATGGATGAAAACGGCGCTGGGTCAGCCTTTGTTCGGCTTCCAATGGGGCCTGTGGCGATCGCAAGTGTTACCACGCGCGACGATCAAGGCGCGTTGGTAGAGACGCTGGCCAGCACGACCTATCGCCTGTTGGGCAATCGGCTGTACTTCAGTTCGGTTCCGTCTTTGCCTACGCTCATCGGCGGGCTGGTGGTGCGGTATACGGCGGGCTTTGGAACTACGCTATCGCCTCCTGTGGCCGTCCCCGCGTCGCTCAAGCTGGCCATCATGAAGTTGGCCATGCGCAGCTACACGGGTGATCAAGGGCAAGACCCCAAGTATGAAGCTTCGCTCAAAGCGCCGATTCCGTCTGACGTGGCGGCGGAAATCGATCAGTACCGAATCGAGGTGCTGTAGGTGGTCACGAATACCTTCTCCCCGGCCGTCCGGGCGCTTGCGTCGCGCGTCCCTGATTATGTGGCGCGTGCCATTCAGGTAGCGGCTGTGGAGATCGAGAGCGATACAAAACGGGCGCTGACCAGCGCTCAACCGTACCCAGCGGTGAACACCGGGCAACTGCGGGCGAGCTACCGCATTGTGATTCAACCGGGGCGCATGGCGGCGCGTGTCGGCTCCGATCTTCAACACTCCAAGTTTGTCGAGCACGGCACCGGGCCGCATTGGGCACCTATTGCGCCGCTGCTGTATTGGGCAAAGCGCAAGTTTGGCAAAGAGGGCGAGCGCATCGCCTACGCGGTTCAACAGGCTATCGCACGGCGGGGCACGGCGGCGCGTCCGGCGCTGGGTCCAGCCTTTGAGCGCGCGCGGAAAACGCTACTGGCGAAGATGAAGCGAGCGGTGCGGGAGTCTCTAAAGTGAAGATCACCGAAGCGCGGGCGGCGCTGATCGCTTACATCACCGGGCTTGATCTCACGATAACGGGCGTGTTCGATGAACCGCCGCGCCATGATCCATTCCCGTTTGTGCGGGTAGGCGACGCCATCGCAACGCCGGATGATTTGCTGGTTGAGCGCGGCTCTCAACAGGTGATCGAAGTTCACGTGTTCACGCGCGAACCGCAACGGGATCAAGTCAATTTGCTGGTTGGTCAATTGCATCAGGCGCTACATCGGGCCACGTTCGACGTAGAAGGCTGTCAGAACGTGCAAGCGCTGGTAGAGCAGGTGAATGTGTTCGAGGACGCTGGCGACCCCGCAAAGACGCGGCAATGGCATGGAATTGTGAGAGTGCGGGTGATCCTGTTCAATGTTTAAGAGCTTCTCCATTTCGGTAGTGACGCCAACGCGCAACCGGGCCGACATGCTCCCGGCGCTCGAAGCGTGCATCAGGGCGCAAACGCTGATGCCGGATGAGTGGATCATTGCCGATTCTTCGGATGAGCGCCGGGAGTACACGACCGTGATGCGCACGCGGGCCGCGCGTCAGCGCATGGAGACGCGATGGTTCCCGATTGAGCACCACAACACGGGCTTTGCGCGCAATCGCTCCGTAGAGGCCGCAACGGGAGACATCATCGTTCACATGGATGACGATGACTTCTACGGCGCTGGGCATATCAAATATCTGGTCGAAGGACTCATTCAGTCCGGGAAGCAGGTGATCGGTTACAGCAGTGGTCGATTCAGGGATGCCAGCAAGGTTTACACGTACCATTCCAGCCGCGAGGGGTACGCGATGGGGGCCACTCTCGCCTATTGGCGCAAGTACTGGGAAGCTCATATGTTTCCGGCCTACGCGATTGGCGAGGACAACGCTTTCGTGTACGACGCGGCGGATTGCGGCCAGCTTGCCACGCTGAATGGCGAGGCGCATTTTATGGGCGGAATTCACGACGGCAACACGTCACCAAAGCGCGTAGTGTTAGGCTGTCAACAGTGGAGGGTAGTGGCTTGAAGATCGCTTTATCGATGTTGAGCTGGCAGACTGGCGACGTGATCGCTGATACGTGGTTTTCGGTGCTCCGTGAACGCGCGGCGCTGGAGGCGGCTGGGCATGAGGCGCTTGCCATTGCCATTGATAACGGTTCGACCGATGGCAGCGCGGAGATTCTGGAGCGCGCCAAAGTGGTCGATTCCGTTGTGATGCGGCTTCCGGAGAACATCGGCAACGCGCGGGCGCGGAACAAGGCCATTGACTTGGCTATACGTGAGCAGTTCGATATGCTGCTGTTCCTTGATGGCGATATCGAGATGATCCCCGGTTCAGCGCTGTATCTAGCCAAGGCGCTCAAAGAGGAGCCCGATACGAGCTATTGCGTCGGCTTCTGGTCGATGGGGCAATCCCGCTTCCGCGAGAAGGTGACGCCGCTCATCAAGCCGGATGAAGTACTGGACAGATCGTACAACCGCTGGGAGTGCGCGTGGACACAGTACGGCATGTTCCGCGTCAAGAGCTTCCAGCAAGGCCTACGGTTCTACGATGGCTACGGCCCCGGCTGGGGATGGGAAGATGACGATCTTCACATGCAGATGCGGACCCGCGCGATTGCCGGGGATGCGGTCAGCTTGCACGGTGTCACGTATCTACACCGCAACTGGCATAGTTCATGGGATGCGCTGCGGGCTTCGGGCGTTGATCCTAAGGAAGAATACGAGAAGCGCAAGGCGATATTTTTGGGGCGGTGGTCGCAGCTTGACCCATCGTTGCCCGTGTTCAACAAAATCAGGGCGTGCGAAGATGCGCGGTTCCCGCGCGAGCAAGAAGCGGTAATATAGGAACGAGGTACAGCAATGGCAAACTTTCTCGCAAATACGGCGGTATTCCAGATTGGCTCTCCACTGGTCACTTTGGCACAGGTTGAGAGCATCGACGGCTTCGGTTGGAACTACGAAATGGTCCCCACGACCGTTTTGGGTGACACCGTGCAGAAGTTCCTGAAGGGCATCGCGGCGGGCGCGTCGATCACCGTCAAGGTGAGTTTTGATCCCAACGTGGCCACGCAGAACGATGGCTCGACTGGCATGCTCGGCTACCTCACCAACGTGAATGAGCAGAATTGCGCCATCCTGTTGCCCACGTCGCCGGAAGATCTCTACACGTTCACCGGGCTGGTGTCTGGGTTTGCGCTGTCAGGCATTGCCGTAAATGGCCGCTTGACGGCTGATTTCATGATCCAGATTACCTCGGTCCCGTCGCTGGCGTAAACGATGAAGACCACCACCATTGAACTCGACAAGCCGCGCACGTTGCGCTACGACCTCAACGCGCTATGCGCCATCGAAGAGACTACCGGGAAGCCGCTCGCAGAAGCGGTTTCCAGCAACACCTTTTCGGCGATGCGCGTGATTATCTGGGCGGGGTTGAAGCATGAAGACCCGGCGCTGACGGTCGAAGCTGTTGGGGCGATGGTGGACCCGGCGCTCATGAATGTGGCGCTGGCGGCTCTTGTGGAGGCGTTGCCGAACAACAGCGGGCCGGAAAACCCTCCGGCCCCGCCGCTCGCCTAGACTGGCTCAAGCTGTGGGCCTGGGCGCGCGCGCGGGGAATCGGCACCGGGGAATTTTGGCGGTTGAGCATGAGAGAGTTTGACGCTCTCGTGAAGGCTCACCAGGAGGTAGACCGGATGGAAGATTATCGCGCCGCCATGCTGCCGACTCTCTACGCTAACGCGCACCGTTCCCCGAATCAGCGCGCGTTCACTCCGGGCGACTTCTTCCCCTCGCTAGTGCAGACGGTTGCGCCTCAAGCCAACCTCACGCAAATGCGGGGGCTTTTGGGCATGTTGGCGGCGGCGGGGCTGGCTAAAAAGCAATGAGCGAACTACTCGGCGGTATTCACGTTGAAATTGGCGCGCGGCTCCAAGGTCTCGAAACCGGGCTGAAGCGCGCGGCGGATCAATCTCAGTCCACGGCCAACAAAATCGAAGGCATCTTTGGCGGGATGTCCAACGCGCTGGGATCACTGGGGCTTCAGGTGGGTATCCTTGGCATCGGTGGCGCGGCGATCAAGCTGGCAACCGACTTCGAGCAGACCAACATCGCCTTTACCCAGATGCTTGGCTCTGCCGAGAAGGCTACCGCTTACCTTGGGCAGTTGCGGGCCTTTGCCGAAAAGACCCCCTTTGAGTTTGAGGACGTGACGCGCGGGGCGCGGCGGCTGATGGCGTTTGGCTTCGAGGCCAATAACGTGATCCCGATCATGCGGCGCGTCGGTGACGCCGTGGCCGCGATGGGTGGCAGCGCCGAACAGATCAACCGCGTAGTGACCGCCCTTGGTCAGATGCGCGCGAAACAGAAGGTATCGGCTGAGGAGATGAATCAGCTTACTGAGGCCATGATCCCGGCTTGGGAGATTCTGGCGAAGCGTATCGGCGTCAGCGTACCTGAAGCCATGAAGATGGCGGAGAAGGGCACGCTAGACGCGAGCAAGGCCATTGACGGAATCATCGAGGGCATGGGGGCGAAGTTCGACGGCATGATGGCCAAGCAGTCCACCACGACGGCGGGCCGCTTCTCGAACCTCATGGACCAGTTGAAAAACATGGGCATCAGTTTTGGTACGGCACTTCTGCCGATTGCCAACTTTGCCATGTCTGTTTTGGGGCCAGCGCTCACGGCGGTTGCCACAACGGTTTCCCGCGCGTGGGCAGCGCTTCAGGTGGTCATCAGCGGTATCGTGTTGCGCGTCGGCATGAGCCTTCAATCGTTGTTTGAGTTGATGGCCAAACTGCCGGGATCAACTGGGGAGTCTTTTCAGAAGGCAGCGGCCAACGTGGCAGCGTTCAACGATGTCACGAAAAAGACTCTCGACGGTTCAATGAAAACGATGCTGGAAGGCACGGCAAAGCAGACCGTAGCCTACAGCGACCAGTACAACAAGATCACTGGGCTAGGGGCCGCTCATGAAGCAAAGAGCGCGAAAGCGGCGGCGGGACTGAAGCGTGAGTCTGACGCATGGGAAGCGGCGACAAAGCGGGCTGAAGAATTTGCGGCATTCTGGGAAACGGCATCCGTCCGTAACCTCGAAAGCAGCACGGCGCTGATTCATTCGACGGTCCAATTGGGCGACACGTACAGCAAAGCCTACAAGGAGATGGAAGCGGCGGCGCTCCGTCAGATCGATGTTGTTTGGCAACTGAACGATGCACAGCGGGCCGCGATGGATGCGGCGAACATGGACCGCATCAACGCTGAACAGGCCACGCGGCGCGGTGACCGCGCGATGAAGGATTTAGGCAAGGTCACGGTCAGCGTGGGCAAGGAAGGATCGAAGGCGCTGCAACAGGTGTCTACCATCCTTACGGACATGAGCCGGGGTATCGCCAGCGCCATTGTCAACTGGAAGGGCTTTGGCGATGTGGCGATGAACACGCTAAAGGCCATCGGCGAAGCCATCCTTCGCAACATTATCGAGCAACTGCTGAAGTCTACCGGGCTGATCGATAAGCTAGTGGCGGGGCTGGGCAAAGTGCTATCGAAAATCCCCGGCCTTGGCGGCGTGTTCGGCGGTGGCGGTAGCGCCGCTGGTTCGGCGGCTGGAAGCGCTGGCGGGGCCGCTGGCGGCATTGGCGGGGCAGCTAGTAGCGCGGTGGGCGGCGTCATGGGCGCGGTGAACGTGGTAAGCGGAATCGCGTCGGCTGTCTCCGGCATTGTCGGCAACTTCCAGATGATGGGCATGAACAAAACGCTCGACCTGATCGAAAAGGAAGTGCGGTACTCGCAGATTCATCTGCTCAACACGCTGAACAAGGCCAACGAGTACTGGCCGTACCTCAAGCAGATTCACGAAAACACTTGGGGTCTTCACCCGGACCGGGCTGGAACGCGCGCATCGGTTGACTTCAACGTGTCGCCTTCCTTTATGCGCGATTTGGTCAACGAGGTAGCGCGGACGCTGGTGCAATCCGGCGCGCTGAAGCCCGCATAAATGGCGCTGATTGAATTCACTTTCGGAGGCGGGGCGCGCACAGGCGTAGAGCTTGGCTCGCTGTCAATTAGCCAGTCCTACGGCTCCCGCGATTCTGCCAGCTTTACCATCTATTCGCTGGATGACACCTACTCACCAGCGGCGGGCGACGATCTCGGCATCTTCGTTGACGGCACGCGTATTTTTGGCGGCAAGGTGTTATCGGTCACCCGGACGATGCAGCAGGGCACCACGCGGCGCGCCAATGCCGTACAGGCATCCGGCTATGAATTGCTGCTCGACTCCCAGCGGGTCAATACGGTTGAATACGTCGGACAAAAGCTCAATGACATTCTCCGCGATTTGGTCAACACCTACGCGGCGGGCGACGGCATCGATCTAACCAGCGTTCCGGCTGGGGGCGGGCCAACGGTTACCCGTGTTGAGTTCAGCGATGTTCGCAGCGTTAGCGATGCCATCACAGCGGCATGCGAGCAGGTTTCCCGGAAATGGGTGATCGACGCTGACAAAAAGCTCAAGACAATCGATGTCACCAGCGGCTCATCGCTTTACACCATCGGCACCAGTTCAGCCAATGTGCTGGCCAACACTTTCGAGGTGAGCGAGTCGCTTGAAGAGTACGCCAACCGGATCACGTTGCGGATGCCAAACGCCACCACCGATCTACAGACGGAATCGTTTGTCGGCGACGGCACAACAAAGCAATGGACGCTCGTGTATCCGGTTGCGTCGGTGCCCACGGTGGACGTTAACGGCACAGCCAAAACGATTGGCATCGACGGCGTAGACACGGGCAAGGACTTCTACTGGAACGCTGGGTCCGCCGTCATCACGCAAGACAGCGGCGCATCGGCCCTGACGGGCGCTGAAACACTCACGGTGGCCTACATCGGGACGGCGCTGGTCAGCGTCACGGTGAACGATACAGCACAGCAAGCGGCGCGCGCGGCGATTGAATTGACCAGCGGTATCTATCACAGCGTGCGAGAGCTAACGGCGGTAGCCAGCGCTGCCAGCGCTACGCAGTTGGCCAACGCTCTCCTGACGGCGGCGGCGCGGCCTTCTTTCCGTGCGCAGTGGACCAACGCCGGGGCCGGGGCGGAAGTGATCGGCTCTCGCGTCACCATTAACCGATTGGGCATCAGCAGCACCATATTCGCAATCAAAGAGATTCGCTGGGATACGATCTCAAACGAAGTGCGGAAAACGATGGTGGCCTTCTCGGGTGGCGTCACGCGCGACGGCTTCGAAGCGTTTGGGGAATTTTCAGGCGGCGGCGGGGCTGGCATTACCAATATCAGCCTTGGAGATGTCGGCATTGCACAGCCATTTATAGTGGATGTTTACTGATGGGATATATACCTGATACCGCACCACGTGGGGGCCGCGCACTGCTCGACGACTTGGCGCTTCGCACCATCGACGTGCGGAGCTTCCTGCGCGTTGGCTCTACTGAGGCATTCATTGAGCCAGACTACCGGTCCTATGCGTCCGGGGTGTCGATCTCCAGCGGATCCAGTACGGCAACGGTGCTGGGTGTCACCTACCGCGCCGATCACATCGGCATGACGATGGTGATTCAAGGCGCAGGTGCTGGCGGCGCTCCCCTCGTTTCCACCATCGCATCGATCAGCAGCGGCAATCCAGTGCTCGCGGCTGCTGCTGGAACTACCGTAGCGAGCGCAGCGGGCTACACTGCTTTCGACTACACCACCAGCTTGCAGCGCGTCATCGACACAATGAAGGACACGCGTGCAGGTGGCCGGATCGGGCTGCCGTCAGGAGACTACCTGACCGGGCGGCTGAAGCTGTGGCTTGGCACCGAACTGGTAGGCGACGGCTCCTGGGTCAACAATCGTGAGTGGCCCTCAACAACGCTCTGGCAGGCACCGAACAGCAACGAGGATATGCTGATTTCGGCGTTTGATCCGAACTTCGGCGGCAGCGACAACTTCCTCCACGCGGCGGCGATCCAGAACCTCGCACTAGTCGGCGACAAGGCCACCAACAAGCGTGGCAGCGGATTCAATCTGTACCGCTTGGGTGAGAACTTCCTGCTCGACCGCGTTTGGTCTCTGCGGTTCCCGCGGCACGGTGGCCGCATCTATGATTTCGGCGCACCTCCGCACATCGGGCGCTTCTCATCGTTCTACAACGGCACCACGGTAACGCCTAGCGGCATCAACACCGGCACCGACACAATTACATCGGCGGCGCATGGCTTTGTCGATGGCGAGATGGTGTTCTGCTACAGCAGCGGCACCATGCCCGGTGGCCTTACTGCCTGGATGCCCTACTATGTGCGGGACGCGGCCACCGACACGTTCAAGCTGGCGGCCACCAGCGGCGGGACGGCGATCAATATCACGAGTACCGGCAGCGGCACATTTAAGGTGGCCATCGGGTTCGGGTTGTTGTTCGAGCCGTCCCAGAACAGCCTAAACACTATCGAGCGGGTAAGCTCTGACAACTGCCACGTCGCGGCGCTGGGCGTGGTCAATGCGTTTTCGACCCGCGTTCACGTTCACAGCATCAAGGCCGAACGGTCAGCGACGGAAGGCGTCGGCACTCCCAACGTGGTGATGGCCATCAACTTGAACGGTGGCGGCGTCACGATTGAGGAAGCCAACGTCTATTCGAGCGAGACTGGCGCCCACGCGATTATCTCGCAGGCCTGGGACCCCGCCAGTGGCGGCGGCCGGGTGGAAGTGGGCGGCGGCATCAGCATGAGGGCTGGCCGACTGGCCGACTATGCCTATGGCTACCGGATCGTGAATGTCCCGCAGTATTCGCGCACCGTGGCGCAGGTGCTTGACCGCCAGTTGGTGACCCGGCTGGAACACGCGATGCTGGACACCGGCACCGAATCACCGGCCATCGAACTCACTCACGCGCTGGGCGGCCTTCAGTCTACCGGGCCGGATGACTCGCTGCCGAACATCTCGCGGATCAACACCGTGAACTTTGGCGGCGACGATCAGGGCGGATTCGAGAGCATCAATTCGGCCTACGACTCATTTCCGAACTGGCGGCAAACCAGCCGAATCTACACCTTCACCGCTGACGCTGCGACGGACATCCTGACCGTGGCGCATCCATTCAGCGACGGACAAGCGCTGTACGTGGCTTCCACCGGCACGCTGCCCGCTGGCCTGGCGGCGGCCACAAAGTACTACGCGCGGGACGTGGTGGCGGGCGTATCGATGAAGCTGGCGGCGACGGCGGGCGGCGTGGCCATCAACCTGACGAGCGCCGGGACCGGGACGCACACGCTGGCGGTGTCTTTCCGCGCGCTGTACATCCGAAAGTCACCGGAACTGTTTGACCTGAGCTTCGGCGATGCCACCAACACCGGAGGCACCGACCCCGGTGTTTCGATCATGGCGGCGCGCAGGTCTGGCGTCTGGATGGGCCGCAAGGCTGAAGAAGTGGGCGGATTGCAGACGGTGCTGATCTACGACAAGGAAACCGGGGCGTTCACTCAGTTGGCCGTGCGCGCCGGAGATACCCAAGGGGCTACCGATTTGGTGCAGTTCCAGAACAATGCGGGAACCACGCTCACCGCGATCAAGCCGAACTGTGACATCGAGACGCTGGCCAAGATCATCATGTCGGCGCTCACGGCTTCACTGCCACTGAAGCTGAACGCCAGCAAGGAAATCACTTCAGCGGCCATCGACCTCGCGTCGGCGACCGAAACCACCGGCGTTGTCCCCACCACTCGCGGCGGCACCGGCAGCAACTACGCCGACTTCGCGGCGCTGGTGGCGGCGATCAAGGCCGCGCTGGGGCTGACCATCGGCGATATCAGCGGCCTCACTGCGGCGCTGGCGGGCAAAGCGCCCACCGGCACCGTCACCACTGGCCCGGCCAGCGCTGGCACGGCGCACACTCACGGAGTCACGATCTAGGAGCCACAATGAAGACCATTACCATTTCCCTTCCCGAGGCGACCGTGACGTGGCTGGAAACGGCCATCGGCGGCGACATCGAGAGCTACATCCGGACGCTGGTCACCCAGAACCTGATCGCTCAGTTTGTGGCTCAGCCTCCGGCATGGGGCGCGGCGATCCTGGCCCCGCTGTGGGAAAAGATCAAGCCCACTGTAACGGTAAGCAAGTGACGTAAACTAGGAGAGACATGGCCAAAACATTCGCGCTCTTTTTTGTTTCGGCGGCCATCTGGGCACAGGTGACCGTAAACGGGCCGATCAATTCCGGATTCGACGCCGGGGCATTTTTTGGGCGTGTTGTTTTGGAGCGTGGGCCGATCACCAACGGCGGCACCTATTACGCTGGGTACGCGAAGACCTTCACGGTCAGCGGCGGCACGTTCACCGCATCGCTGGCACCGAATACCGGGAGCCTTCCGTCTGGCACGTCCTACAAGGCCACGTATTACCCCGCCAGCGGCCCGTCCTACGTTCGCTATTGGGTGGTGCCCGCCTCCGGCCCCACGACCATCGCGGCAATCGAGACGGCCATTCCGCCTACGCCATCGTTTAGCATCGCGTGGTCGCAACTGACGGGCGTTCCGTCGCTGCTGACCGACCCGACAACCACGCGCGGCGATCTGATCGTTCGCGGCGCATCGGCGCTGGCCCGGCTAGGCATTGGCGCAAACGGTACGGTGTTGACGAGCAACGGCACCGACGCAAGCTGGCAGACTCCAAGCGGCGGCGGTAGCGGTATAACGTCACTCAACACGCTGACTGGATCAACCCAGACCTTCGCCACTGGCAGCGCAGGGACCGACTTTGCCATCAACTCGACTGGCACCGCGCACACGTTCAATTTGCCGTCATCCAGCGCGGCCAATCGCGGGCTGCTGACTTCGGCTGACTGGTCCACGTTCAACGGCAAGCAAGCGGCCATCGGATACACCACGGCGGCGGACCCCGGCAGCAACGGCCTTGTCGCTCGCACTGGCGCGGGGACGAGCGCGGCCCGCACGCTGACCGCTGGCAACGGGATCACGATAGCCAACGGTGACGGCGTAGCCGGAAATCCTACCGCATCTTTGTCACAGGTAAGCCCTGCCCTTGGGTACATCGCGACCGTGCCTTTTTTCGGCGGTGGCGTCGCCACAAGCCTTGGCGCCACTACTACGACGTTGCGGGCTGTTCGGGTGCAGGTCGCAACTCCGACTACGATACAAACAGCTGTGGCGCACGTGGGTACGACCTCGGCACCTGATAGCATCGTCGTGGCGCTCTACAGCGGCGACGGAGCCACTCGCATTGCGCATTGTGCCATTCCTACCGCTGTGACCGGGGCGCAGAAATGCACCAACTTTTCTCCGGTCACTGTCTACCCCGGCTGGTATATTTTCTTGTTTGCTGGCACGTCGGGGACCCCATCGACGCTGGTTACCAGCACGGTGACTAACTTTTCGAATATGTTTAACGCCGGGACCAGCGGTACCGTGGGAACCTGCTCCGGGTCGCTTACTGGCACCACGCCGCCATCAACCTGCACGTTTAGCGCGAGCAATCAGCCACTTGTCGCAACCGCATTTGTGAACTAAGGAGAACCAATGTACTCAGCAGACCAAAAAGACGCCATTAAATACTGCTTTAGTCGATCAAGCGAGATCGACTGGGGCGGCACCAGCCTGATCCCGGGCGACCCGGAAGCCATCACCGTCAAGTTTGCGCGCTGGAGCGCTTTGACTTTTTCGCCATTGGCCGAGCAGGAAATGCAGCTCAAGGCTATGAAAGACAAGGCCGTGCTGGACATCCTCCAGGGCACTGGGTACTTCCAAGGAGCGCTGCCGTAATGCCGCTCTACAAGTTCAGCCCGAAAGTGGCGCTGCACAGCGACTCCGGGGTGGTGTATACCGCTGCCCCGGCGCGTTTCCCGAGGGCCGCTGTGCTCACCGTTGGCGAGAAGTCCATCCTGCTGACGGCGGCTCAGTGGGCACAGATTCGGCGGACTATCGCGGCGGTGTCGCCGAACACTAGGCCACCGGGAGCCTAACATGCACTGCCCGATCTGCGGAGTCTCAACGGGTGACGTATTTTCCCGTATCCCGCACTATGCCACTTGGCCGGAGTATTCCGCAGCGGTAAAGCAGCATCGGTTCGACGATTTCGCGGCCTGGCGCAAGTCGCACGCCGCATGGATGCAACAGCACGGAGGTGCCAAATGAAATGGTTGATCGGAATGCGGATCGCTGGCAGTGCAGCGCTGTTCATCGCCGCGTGCAACGAGAAGGACAAGGCGGAACGCGGGCCGATGCTGGCCGCTGCAATCGTGGCGCTGTACTCGGACATTGAACCGCTATTGGGCAACAAGCCCGGAGTGCTGAAGGTTCGCGCCATCGTTGCGGAGTTCCTCCCGCAGATCGCCGCGAGGTTTGGAGCTTAACGCATGGACTGGTTCAAAAGCGTCTTCAACGTGTTGCTGCTGGCGGTGCTGGTTTGCGCCGCTTGGAGTGCCACCATTCATTTGATGCACCTTCCCAATGTGGACGTTTCGAACGTCGCATGGGCACGCGAGCAGACCGGAACGCTGATCGGTGGCCTATTGGGACTGTTGACGGGATGGGCCGCTGGCAAGCAGGACCGAACCCCGCCACAACCGCCTGAGTCATGATCAATATTTTCAGCTGGCGTTTGCCACTGTGGACCGTGCGAACTGCTAACCT